ACTATCGGCTTCCTTAATAGAAACCTTTCTAATCATAACATCGTTATAAGTTGCTTTAAATCCTCCGTCGTACGGTCCGTGAGGAAGCAGTCTAAGCGTATATCCATCATTCTCGGTAAATAAAGAACTTGTACTAAAATCAAGACTCCACGATTTAAAAACATCAGTGCCTACAATAACATTGGGATAGTTCCCCCCTAAAGTGGAAAAATCATCTTCATGTATGAAAACACCAGTAGAGCTTAAATAAAATATCCCATTACCTCTTCCTGAGTGACGAGTTAATTGGACCTCAATCCCGCTGCAGTCTGGGTCTGGACTCATTGCCTCCACTTCTAGTGTATATTTTCTTCCCGGAATAAACCCCCTGATTGTGTAAGGGTCTCCCCCTTTATCGGTATCAAAAGTGTATTCCAGGGCAGCGCTATTTCCGTTTTTGTAAGTTCCTGCCCCAGTCACGTGGGCTGAAACGTGATATACATCCTCTAAATCGTTTGTGCCAGACAAAACAGAGGAAATAGAACCAAGTCCTGTTGGCCAAGTGTCTCCGTCTTTAAGATCTGTGTTCGCGGCTTGTAATGCCCACCCGGAAATAAGTTTCGTAGATTCAACGTTCATCCATCCGCCTGTATCATCAGGGAGATACCTAAAATCATGATTTACTAAGAACTGTCTTCCTTGGTTTAACGGGAAAGATATTCTGCAAGAGGTGCGGGAGGTGTCCTCCGCAGACTGATTAACAACACTTAAAGTAAACAAAGATATGGTTCCCGGAGAAGTTACATAATCTGTTGTAACTGTAGTGTCAGGTGGAATACCATTGGCTACGGAAGATGTGAAATTATTGTAGACAGCCCAAGATTTTGCATTTCTATCTGTGCTATTGCAGAAAAAAGAAATACCGCTGGCGAGGGTGTCTACTGATCTAACACTTTCTTCCCCCCCCGCAATCAAGAACTGTTCGTGGTAAGGTCTAGTTACGACTGATTGGTTAGCGGTAGTGTCAGTACTAGGAGTTTGAATAGTTACGATTCCACCTTCATAATTTGAGTAAGTCTCCGCAGCAGACTCTGGACTTCCTATCAAATGTCTCCATTGATTATACTGGGAATCACTTAGCTTGGTTGCCCCACCATTGTACGCGGAAAGATCATTAAAATCTCCCAGATTAAGTTGGCCTGGAGTATTAAAATCATGATTGTAAACTAAAGGTCCAAAAGCATGGGCTCCAAAACTTTTCCCTCCAGCCTTTATATAAGAATCAGTGTATGAGGAAGCATTTATAGCTGTGAATTTATGATTAAAATTCTTTCCTAAATAACGATGATGATCTATGTAGGCCCTGTGAAACTCGTCTCCCAATCTAACATTCTCAACGGAGCTTGCATTTAAGGATATAGCCGTATCGTTAGTAAGCTGGTCTTTTATTAATAGCCCGTATACTGCGGTAGTAGCTATACTTGCAGGAGATCTTGTGATAGGTCCTGCGGTACCTAAAGAACTCACCATGCCTAAAGCTCTTGTGGGGAATGTAGCGGATATATTCAATCCTCCATAGGAAGCACTTACATCCTTTAAATTGGAGCTTCCCCTACTATTACTTTCAAATTCAGTTGAGAGGCCAGTAAGTGCTAAGTCATTAGAAGTATCGTAGATCCATTTATATGTTCCTGTAGTAGAAAAGAAGGCTCCACTAGAGAAATTTAATCCGAGTGGGGAGAAAGAACTCAGATTCATAGTATTGTTTAAAGACGAAAATGCAGAAACATCTCCAGATACAGAGATGTGTCTAGCAATTGGCATAGACTTTCCTTCTCTGTGGGCAGGCCCTCCGGGTAGTACGTATCTTAAATTTCTTCTCCTCTTGGATAGCCTAGGAACGCTTGCATAGGAAACCTGTACAGAAGAGGGAGCATCAAGCCCCGTTACAGAAGATGCGATAGTACCACTTGAAATATTATCTGTAAATACAAAAGTATCAGAATCCAAAGGGTCTATAAGTTTCAAGTGAAAAGATAAACCGTCTACGTTTCCTCCTGCCTCGTAATCTTCTACAAATACATCTTTACCCGACAACCTAATGGATGTGTGAAACGGGATGAACTGCCTAAACACGTCCGCTACGACATACATAATTTGATCCAAAGGCATTTGGTACCCATAAGTTCCAGACACGCTTTTGTTGATAACATACTTAATAGAACTCGTAGCAATCTCACTAATAATCGTAGAAGATTTAGAGTTCCAGTAGTCTTTGAGACTTAAATCCTTAGACCTTAACTCAGCAGTAACAGACGAAAAATTTGGAGGTTGAATGGCACTTGGAGAGAAAAATTTCCATTTAACATTTAATCCGTTTAATAAACTAGAATCTTTTGTATGGTCCCAGATATGTGCAGCCAATTTGTCAGTGTACACAGAGGAAACTTCTAACCCTCCTTCATCCCTATCTTCCGTAAGAAGGGAAGATACAAAACTTATTTGCTCAGTTGTAAAATGAGTGGTGTCATAGAACCTATCGTTCTCCCAAGGGGGAACAGATACAAGAGCTCCTCTATGTGCAAATCCCGGAAACTCTGGGTTTCCTGGATCCCAAGTGGCTGGGGAGTATACTACCCCATTAATAGTAATAGCACTTTTATCATAGTTTAAGGAGCTTAAAACATAATCTGTAGCAAACCTATAGTTGTTGTCGTGGTTATCCGCATCGTATAAAGGAGTGCCGTCGATCTGACGGATTGCATTTTCCCCCCCTATACTTACCATTGTAGAGTTTGCAATACTATTGGTAGGATCATAGTTAGGATCATTCAATACTTTAGACTCAGTAGCAATCAAATAATATATCAATCTAGGGAAAAAAGATTCCCACGTTTCCTGGGCTGCAGCGGCAAAATCAAAGTCTGCTGAAGGGAACATGAGCCCCATAGCCGTCTCTAGGGATTTGCGGGTTCCTTTGGACTTGTACAGGTAAACAGCCTGCCTAAGTTGTCCTCTCCATCTGTCTACGTCCCCCGTTAGGACTTTCCAGCCAATAAGAGAGGCAAGATACTCCATAAATTTAGGATCTACCCTTTCTATGTCTATCAGGTTTCCAACATCTTCTACAATAGCATTTACATCGTAAAACGCGAAACTTATGGCTTTTAAAAACTTTTGAAAGGGACCGCCGGGAATAGTTTTTGACCCGTAGCTTCCTAAGGAATCTAGAAGAGCGAGTTGATCCCCCAGTTCAGTTGATGCCTCATCATCTGGGTTGTACCAAACACTAAGTAAGGTTTTTAGCCCTGCTAGTTGTTGGTCCCCAGATGCGTATAAGGAGGAAGATACGTCTCCAGAAGTTCGACTGAAGTCAGTTGGCAGATATGCTGTAGAAGAAGAAGTGTACTCATGTCTGTTCCTCCACAAATACTCAAACATTCCAGCCACACCATCTCTCTCGGTGATGTCTTTTCCAAGGTAGGTAGAACTTACCAATAAATCCTTGACCACTGAAGAAGGGGCAAATCCTCCTGCGGGTCCATCACTATTTAAGAAATACACCCAAGAAAGGGAATCAATCAGGTACTGATGTGCAATCTCAACGCTCGATACTTCAGAATTCACATTTGCCGATACGGCGGATACAAATGTTGAGGTAGGTTGATTTCTTGTAATCTCAGGAAGAACAGTTCCCGACACGAAATCCCCAAACTCAGTAGAGCTGCCAAAGTCTGTTAGTTTTCTTTGGAACGCTGCTAGGATCTTTCCCTCAAAAAGATGAGGTTTTAGGTTTGTAAGATCATTTCTAGGGATAAAATGCTTTTTGTAGGAACTAGCATCATACGCAGACAGGGGGAGAATCCCTTGAATACCTTGAGCGGCCCCCAAAATCTTCCCGAGGATACCGTACAGAATATCCTCCTCATTCCCATACAGAGAGGAGTCCGTATCAATGTACATTGAAGGGACAAGCTTCTGAATTATATCAATATAATTATATTGATAATATGCTCTGCTTTTCCCCACTCCTCCGAATCCGGAATTATTAGCCATGTTAGACGAATTCTATATTTATCTCAACGTTGTTCAATTGCAAAATTTCATTAAATCCTAATTGAATATCTTCAGAAAAATTATCTATGTTGGAGAATCTAATTTCAGGGACTGAAAATATTTGTCGTTGAAGGTCTGAAAGTTTAACACGCTCTCCGAAATCTCTATTATCTACATTAAAAAACTCCAATATTTTATCAGCAGCTGCTGTTTTTATAGACTCTTCGAATCCTTCTAATTCTTTGTCTGAAAAAACCGTGACGACAAGATCCATAGTCCTCACAAGCCCATCTACTATGGTAATTTCATCAGTTAGCATTTTGTGTTTATTGAGGTACCCTAAAAGTTCCTGTTTGTAGGGAAGTGTAGACCTTTGAAGCTGTAAATCAGTAGCCTTTGAGACTACGTATACATCAATCATGTTAGCTCCGGCACCTGACTGTCGTAGGACTGCTATTGCTTTTCCTGTAGCACCAGCGGGCCCTACAAACTGGTTTGCGAACGTTGTGTAGTCTTCCCCTGTCACGGCCCTATATTGTGTCTTGAAAAAATACGGACCCCACCTTTTTGCGTGTTCTACTGTTTCTGAGTTTGATCCTCCAGCAGCAAAGGTTGTATTTTTCACTCCTAAGCTAACAACACCATCCGTGCTGTGCGTAGAATCAACTGATACATTAACGGTTCTTGATGGTACGTTTCCTCTGCTTCCACCTCCTGTTCTGTAAAATGCGGTATAACTGACTCCTCCTGCTGGGCTCTTCCCTCGCACGTTATCACCAAACAATAAAGTTACAGAGTAGTCATCGTTGTAAATCTTTTGAAACACTGTTTCTGTTCCACTATCTGCCAAATAAATATTTTGAACTTCCTTATAAATATCTCCGGTATCGGCAGACACCACAATACTTTTCTCAGCGATAGAGGGATCTGTTATAGACACAGTTTGAATGGTGTTCTGCGTCGAAAAAGTTCCTCCCACAGCTTTTAATTGTCCTTCTAAAAGAATAAGATTATTGAAGGTTATGTTATCGTTAGCAACATTAGCGCTTGTTACTACGATATCTTTATTGTCTAGGTCTATTTCCCCCGTAGTAAGATTAATCTTATAAAGAGTAAAGAAAAGAGTTCCACCATCTTTAGTGCTTGGCATAGAAAATGTCCTGCTGCCGAATGGAATAGTTAAAGTATCAGTAGTTTCTACTGGGTTACTTGCAGGAAGAACACAAGATACCGTAGACTTACTACTAATCGGACCTTTCAATTGGATACCAATTAAATTAAATAATTTTTGCAAATTTCCTACCGTTCTAACAGTTGGAAGATACATTTCATTAGCCATCAAATCCGCTTTCAATGACAACACACTTGCC